CCGAGGAGCACGCAGTGCATACACCGATCGAGAGAATTACTCTCGGTCTTTATCCAAAGGAACGATATCACCATGGCTTCTCATACCAGAACTAGAGACCTCCCCTTCGCAAGCGCAAGTGCGCGAGCGATTCAGGAGGACTTTAATTCGGTTAAGAAGGCTTGGGTGCGCAAAGCTAACCTGCTTCGCAAACCCGATCAGTACATGGGGAAACAGATTACTGTTTCCGAGAGTCACTCTTGGCCGCCACAAACTGGCAGCCTCGGTGATGTAGGCGGTGCGTTTTATACAAGTAGGCAGTACGCCGAGTTTCTCGACGGACACTACCATTTGTACCAACCGCACCTCTCGCCCTCAGGTCCCAACGTTACCGCTTCCCGAGGCACTTGCCTCGGGGCGTTGCGTTGTCCCTTTGAGCTAGTTGGCTCGCCTGCTAAACCGTTGTTTCCGACAAGTGCTGAGAGCACTGATTCCGCTCTCAACACTCTAGGTGCAACGGCTATCTCGCGAGTCAGACCTACAGGTTCCGCCGTCGACCTATCAACCGCTCTAGGCGAACTGTGGCGTGATGGTTTACCACACCGCAGCTCAATTAGAACCTGGAAGGAACGGACAGACATTGCTCGCAAAGCGGGCAGTGAATATCTGAACCTCCAGTTTGGTTGGCGACCCCTTGTGAGCGACATTACCAATTTTGGTAAGGCCGCACTCAAGTCACGTGACATACTAGATCAGTATGAACGTGACGCGGGTCGAGTCGTACGGAGGAGTTATACCTTCTCTGATATCGTCACCGCTGGAACAGAAGTGGTACTATCGACTAACAAATTCCCAGATTCACATCTGGGGTTTGCTGGTCCTCTGGTACCAGATCTGGATTACAGCGGTGGGATCACTGGTGGTAAGTGGACAAAACAAACCACTACCTCTGTGAAGAGGTGGTTCTCTGGTGCATTTGTCTACGGAGGTCCAAATGGCGTGTTGCCAGATGGTTCCCTCCGGGACACCGTTGCTGAGGCTGACAAGCTGTTCGGCTTGTCCCTCACTCCGGATGTACTCTGGAACCTAACACCGTGGTCCTGGGCCATCGACTGGTTTACCAATACGGGAGACGTTTTGAAAACGGCTTCCGACATGATAAGCCAGGGCCTGGTTATGCAGTACGGTTACATGATGGAACATTCCATCGCAGTAACGACGTACACTCTGGTAGGTGCAAAATATAACGATTACACCTTCCCGAGCTGTTCCGTTCGAATGGTCAATGAGACCAAAAAACGGATCAGGGCTAACCCCTTTGGGTTTGGATTAACCTGGGACGGCTTGTCGCCGTTCCAGATATCCATACTTGCTGCGCTGGGTATTACCCGAACGTAGCAGGACAGTATTCACTGCCCATACACCCAAATAGCAGACTTATTGTCTGCAGATAGGAGCAATGCCTATGGCATTTTCCGACCCACAGTCCATTACCGTTTCCGGTACACCATACTCGCTTCCCCGTGTGAACAGCGGGGGAAACAGTTCGGAGTACCGGGACGCTACTGGCCTAGTGGATCTGTCGGCCTCCCACGCCTACGGGCGTAGGACTCGACGGGTCCTCCGGGTGGACTGGTCCAAGATCTCAGCGGATGTGTTCCTTCCCGCGGAGAATGTCGAATCATCATTGAGTACTTATATGGTGTTCGACATCCCCAAGGTTGGGTTCACCAACGCAGAGATCAAGGCCGTCTATGCGGGTTTCAAAACCCTCTACACGGCCTCATCGGACGCTCTCATCGACAAATTGCTTGGCGGTGAGAGTTAGAGACCCGTC